AGAGGGAACAAAATGATAGAACACCGAGCAGACAAATATGAGGCGGTCTCACGATACCCTATACTCAAGGGTTATTTGAGCCACTTCAAAGAAGTAAGTAAGAACAACGAAATCCCCGGACTACTGTCGTTCTTTTTCATACTGGGACAAGCAGCGTTACCATACGTTCGCATCCCGGTCGGAGGGAGCAACTTATGTCCGAGAGTGAGTGTGTTTTGGATTCAAGACACACGTACTGGTAAATCTGTAGCCTTTGAGGTCATTCAGAAGGTAATGAAAGACTCAGGGTTAGAAGTCGTCGACTATTCGACTGGTACAGATGCAGCACTCGTAGGGTCGTTTGTTCAAGAAGAACAAGGAGAGCCACCTGTCCAAAGACCGGGTGTGCTTGCAGGGCGAAAAGGTATGAACTTCGACGAAGGTTCAATCCTTCTCAAGCCTAATCAGCATTCAGAAGGAACAGTTCTGTTCCTTCAATCAGCACTCAACTCCGCAGGTACAGGTCGAAACATATTGACCAAGCACTTGCGTGACGGAACAATCACAATCAAGTCGGAAGTCAGTCTATGGATTACAACATTCCCACCGAAGGGTATCAAAGAGCACGTTCTCGACAAGGGTATCTTTCAGCGTGTTTTGCTGTATTGGCGTGAGTGGACACTCGACATGAAGCGCAATGTAGCCCACGAACTTGCAGCGAGCGTGCACAACAGGACAAAGCACGACATCAAGTACAGGGAGATTGTTGATTTCTTTAACGACCTACAACTTTCACTCAAGCGAAGAGTGTGTGAACTGGTTGGCATTAGGCCTGTGCAATGGGACGATGCCGACGATGATACACAAGAGGGATGGGCCATGGAGGTCATGGACGAACTGTTCACAATCGATGACGGCTACGTACCTGCATTGATTGGGGCTATTGACGAGTACTACTACCTCGTTGAAAACATGGACCCACACAAGCAATCTGTTTGTGCATCGTTCATCATGGGATTACAGAACTATACGAATGTATTGGCACACCACATGGCGATGCTTGAGGGAACGTGGGTTGTCCGTGGTGACCATATTGACATGGCGAAAGAGATTCTCTATGACCTATACAGCAATCTGATTCAATGGCTTGAATCTGAGGTCAAAGTGGGTATGGCTCACAAAGACCGTAAGAACGTCGAGCAAGCATGGAAGATGGCTTACAAGCGTTCGGAGCGATTCGACTTCGATGACAACCGTGGTGAAGGTTGGGTCAAGAAACGTGACCTGTACAACATGTTCGGACAAGACATGAACCTCAGCAGTGACAATTCAATCAACACCAAGTACAATCAATTCGGTGCGAAACTGTTTGAAGAAACAAGCGAAAGCCGACGTAAGTATGTCCGACTACGCAAGGAGCACCTCAAGTTCAAGGAGGGAGACGATGCGTGAGTGTTTTGTGTGTCATGACCCTGACGAATCAGCGCTACTGTTGCTCGGCTACCGAAGAAACAAAGAAGTCTGTGTATGTGAGCCATGTAGGGGCGTCTTGCAAGAGACCATCCAACAGATAATTGAGATAAAGGAACTGATAGCATGAGCGACGTAATGGCACTCGACATCGAGACTGAGAATTATTCTCATGAGATTGGCGGGTGGAACAACACCCACATGTTTGAGCCAACAGTCGTAGCGACGTGGAACGGTTCTGAGGGTGTTGTGTACTGCAACAAGTCTGAGGCCAAGAAGTTCCTACCTGATGGCGTGGTACTGAAAGAACTGCACCCTGAGACACTGGGTAACGACTTGTCCAACCACATCGCAAAAGGAGGCCGTGTCGTCGGTCACAATCTGATGAACTTCGACCTTCCTGTTTTACGAGACAGCCTTGATTGTTGGGCAGCAGGCGATGCTCTTTCTAAATCAAAGGAACACATTATCGACACGTCTGTTTTGCTACGGAGTGCAGCAAGACAACGTATACCGCTATCGGATGCATGTCGTCACACCTTAGGGAGCGACAAACTCATGCGAAGCGAAGATGCGCCACTTGAATGGCGTAAGGGCAACTACGGCAAAGTAGCCGAGTATTGCTTGAAGGACGCACAACTGTCCTATGAGTTGTGGAATCACGGTCACCAAGAAGGCTTCGTCAAGGCAAGATGCCGAGAGTCAGGAGCCGTCACTGAATATGAGGTGACATGGTAAGAGGGACAAACATGACTGGAGAAAAGAAACAAACAGCACAAAGCAACAACATCCGAGCAGCCAAACTAATCGCCGACACCGTTCGGTCGACGTTGGGTCCAGCGGGTATGGACAAAATGATGGTTGACGGAGGTGGAAACGTCATCGTAACAAACGATGGTGCGACTATCCTACAGCAACTGGACATCGGACATCCCGGTGCGAAGATGATTGTTGAAGCAGCAAACACGCAAGAAAGCATGTGCTATGACGGCACAACGACAACAACCGTATTGGCGGGTTCTTTGCTCGGCAACAGTGAACCACTGTTCAGCAAAGGACTACACTCTAACATCATCTGTAAAGGGTATCGTCAGGCGGCGAAGTGGGCAGTTGACCACATCGAAAGCACTGCGGTTGATGCAAAGGAATACCTGACCCACGTAGCAAAGACGGCCATTACTGGCAAGTCACTTGAAACGAGCATGGAACACGTATCAGCACTATGTGTTGAGGCAGCGGAACAAGCGAAGGGTGACATCAAGCGCATTCGTGTCATCGGGCAACCGGGTGGTTCACTCGATGATTCGCATTGCTTTGGTGGTGTCATGCTCAATCAGACATTCTTGACGCCGAACATGCCTAAAATCCCATACGGAAAGGTACTACTCATCAACACTGGCTTGTCAGTCAAGAAAGAAGAGGGCGTGCAGGTCAACCTGCAAAGCGTCAGCGACATCAAGTCCTACAAACAGTATGCTGACAAAGATGTTTGGCAAGGTAAGGTCGATGCAATCGTCGAGCAGTTGCCAAAGGGTGGTGTCGTGTTCTGTCGTGACAGCGTCAACGAACTCGTAGCAGCCCTACTCGCTAAGAATAACATCAGCGTAGCCCATCGTGTTCCGCCAAGCGACCTCGATGCACTTTCAACGACATTGGGAGCGCCAATCAATCACTCAGCCGATGATTCGTTGGTTGCTCAAAAAAGTGAGTATCTTATCGAACAGAAGGTAATCGGCGATATGGATTACATCCTTGTTGAAGGAGACAGGGTTACTACGCTCGTATTGCGTGGTGCTACGCGTCAGACTCTCGACGAGACGGAACGTGGGTTCGATGATGCTCTCGGCGTAGTATGCCTTGCCTACAACAGTGGCAGGGTCGTCACTGGTGGTGGCTCATCCTACGTCGGTGCAGCGCTCAACCTCCGCAGCCGTGCTGCTGAGATTGGTGGTCGAGCACAGATGGCAATCGAAGCGTTTGCTGACGCCTTAGAGACCATCCCTGCTACCATCGCTGAGAACGCAGGGTTCGTGCCTTTGGACACCATCCTTGCGCTACGCAACGAGCATCAACAAGGCAATCAAGATGCAGGTCCTGACATCGAGAACGGTGGCACTTGCTCTATGATTGAGGCAAACGTATGGGAGCCGGTTGGCTTGGTAAGGCAGGCAATCCTGTCAGCAAGTGAAGTCAGCATCAGCATTCTTCGTATCGACGACATCATCGGCAAGAAGTCCGATGACTAATGCGTCCGCTGATTGATGATAGTGTCCTGTGCATGGCGTAGTAGCAGCAATGACATTTGCCCATGCCCTGACTTTTTCAGTCGTTTGCGTATGCTCTTGAGCGATGCTCGCTCGGCTATCGGACCCAAGCCACCGTGCTTGCGAATGTAGCCACAGTTGGGACACTCGTGCAATACCACGGCTGGACCTGTGGTGTATTTGCCTGATATAGACAGGGGTAACGCCGTCGTCTTACAGACTTCACACGTCTGCATCAGTTGGTCAATCAGTTCGCCGATTCAAATCAACCCTATGTCATATCAGAAGGTATACCTACAAATCTTCGGCCCTATGTTACTGTCAGTTGCATCAGGATGAACCGGTGCGACAAATAATTTTGTCCCATCGGAGTTCCAAGCAAAGCCACCAACAAAGGTGGACTGAGTGGAAGAAAATTGCCCTACATCGTTATTAACGCTCATTGAACGAGTGAATGAAGCCGATGATACATCAAAGGCACTACTAAGGTCAAACTCGGCTATTTTAGGATGATTTGCAGTTCCCGAAGAAGGATTACCTGACGAGTTTCTGTAACAGATGAACATCTTAGTCCCAGCAGGGTTGAATCGAATACCAGTATAGTTGGTTATATTGTCGCCATCATCATCTGATGTGGAAGAAAAAGAAGTGGAAGTTTTACTACCTGCACTCAAATTCCATGCTGTGTTCAAAGAAAGTGTAGTAACTGAACTACCATCAGCAACAAACAATTTCGTTCCTGTGTCATCAAATGCTAAACCCTGCGCCCCTGCGCTATACAGACTTGAACTTACAGTTTGGGTTGTTCCAGCAGTTCCAATGTCATATGGTGTTGAAAGAGCATAACGCACTATATTGGCACTCGCAACAGTTCCACCAATATAGATATAATTTCCACTATCGCCAAACACTAATGACCTTGTTTGGTTTGTACTAAGTGTATCATTTGCTGATGAAAAACTGGTAGGAATTGCACTGTCATCGAAGGTGTACGAAGTAACGCTTTGGGATGTAAAATCTGCTAGAAGCATTTCACTTGGACTATTTTCTAATTCAGTAACGAGAAGACCAGTTGCCGCCACATAATTTGAAAACGAAATACCATCTAAAGTATAAGCAGGTGCCGTTGCAGCATTAGCCTTTTGTTCGGCGCAAGAACCAGCGACAGCGAGATACATAATCAAACACCCAAGGCAATCCAATTGTTTGAGCCAATACCAATACAGGTTACAGCATTGTACGTGCCTACAGTCGCATCGCTCGCTGCACCATTGATGTTGTTTCCGTTTCTTCCGATGGTAATGTTGCCACCTGTTGTGTTTAGGATAGTGTAATGTTCACCAGCGTTAGAAGAGGACGGTAAATTGACAGTTCCACTTGAGCCACTGTAAATGACATAGCGACCTGCATGTGTTCCTTCCACTAAAGCGAGGGGATTAGTCGAAAGAGCAAGAGCAGGTAATCGGGTGGAAACAAAGGTTTTGCCTACTGCAATTGTTACATCACCTGTCAAAGCAAGTGTCCCTGTAACAGACTCAACAGCATTAACAGCATCAGCGTCAGCATAAGCCGTAGCACCTGTGGCTATACCATCCAACTTTGCACCATCAACAGACAAATCACGCCCATCGACAGTTTGACTACCTGCCATTGTAATGTTACCTGACATTGTTCCACCTGCCTTCGGTAAGGCAGCATCAGCAGTTGCACCCTGTGCGGCAGTAGCATAATCTCCTGATGCCGTAGTAGCGGCACTACCTAAACCAAGAGTAGTTCTTGCGTTTGAAGCCGCCGCATCATCTATCAGTGATGCACCAAAAGTGCTTATCTTAGTGTTTGCGGGAAGGGCAAGTGTGCCTAAATCAGCATCATAACTGTCAAGTTTAGTCTTGTCGGCACTCGACATCGAACCTGCCGCACTTGTTGTAGCCGCACTGATACCGATTGTACCTGTCGTTGTAATTGTACCACCAGTGATTGGGGCGGTTGTCGCAATCGATGTTACCGTACCGACACCTGAACCTGAAAGTCCAATCACACTCCACGCACTGCCATTGTAGCCGAACGTGGCTGATTTCCCTGCCGCTACATCGTAGTCGAGGCCAAGTGGGTCGAAGCGCAATGTGTGACTACCTGACGGATGGTACACACGAATCGTGTGGCTGTGTGGGAATGCATTCTGAGGTGTCAATGTAATGTTACCAATTGTTGTGATGACCCATATGTTCGGACCATCGAAGGTAGTAATTTGGTCGGAACCAGTTGTGATGGTCTTGACCTCGTTGGGAGCGAGTCTCCAAGTGTTGCGAGTAGGCGAACCACCTTGGTCACGTCGAGCGCTGTAGTACAACACTGCGTGCCCGTCAGGGCTGTGACTTTGCCATATTGCTCCCAGTGGCGAAGCGTTGAACGCCCCCGACTCGGCACCACTTACGACCGTGTTCATGGTATCGAGGGAACGATTAGCGTGGTCGATTGAGTCTCCACTGGCGTAACTACCTGTGGCACCCGACGTCAGTGGTGTCAAGTACATCGGGCTGTTGCTAAGCAAACATCGCTTGTCGCTTACAGTAGGTGTATTGAGCGAAGCAGTAACGTTTGCTGCTCCACCTGTCATCGTATAGCGTAAGACAGCAAGGACGGTTGCTTCCTCGTTTTTAAAAGAGCCTCCTGTACCCTGAGGCTGAGATAAGAATGCATCGGATGTAAGAGGTGTGCCCGTTGATGTTACGACAGGTGTACCGAAGTGATGCTTGACGTTTGCAACACCAATGTTGTTGTCAGCAACAGCGTACACGGTTACAATCACATCCGAGTTCGATGCAGGCACAGACGGTAGTGAGCCAAGGTGCCACGCCGTGTCACCCGCCGTGTAGGTCTTTGACGAGTTCGGACCATTGGCAAACGAGTACAGTACACCGCCAAGTACAGCATAACCGCCGTATACGGTGACTGAACCACCACTTGAAACAGCAACGTGACCCGCAGTGTTTGTACCTGTGTTCTGACGATTGCTATCTAAGTATGCACGGTCATCGAGACGGATGATACCGTTGCCATGCAGTCCTTCGTACAGATTTGTGAGTGATGTGCTCGTTAGCCCTGCACCGTCTTTCAACGATTCAGATGATGCGGTTTGTCCAGTTGTATGTCCTGATAGTGGGTTGACCATGTTAGTTCACCTCGATAATTGTTGAGAATATCAGTTCGGTATCGGACGACTTCGTGATTGCGTCGTACGTGTATCGGAACAACGCTCGGTCAGCCGAGCGAATGCATACCTCTCGGAGAGGTAAGGTAAATGAATCAGTCGTCGTCAGTTTAGCCTCGACTGAAATGGTGTTGTCGTCGACAATACGGACAACAGGCGTGACTGTGACAGCAGGGCGACCTGCTCCGCCATCTTCACTGGTGGCAATGCCCCCATCAAAGCCAAAGACCACTTGCGTAATCTCCTCAGCCAACTTATCCACTACAAATCGGTGTCCTGATGTCAATAACGGCATTCAACCATTCCCCTTTACTATCCATTTCGACTGAGATGTCCCTAACGTCAACAATGCGTTGTCTGCTTCGGCTACTGAGCCATCTCCTTTAATCAATCCCCTTGTAGGGTGCCCAATTATCATCCCTTCGGGTCGAATTTGTCTTGCAGCGATGACCCAAGTGGTTTTGACGGTCATTGTGGCGCTGACAGCGTAATTTTTCTCCTTGACCTGTTGCTTTTCCTCTTGACCGTCGTCAAACATCGAAGAAATATCGCCTTCTTGCGCTCGCTGTATCAAATCTTCCAAACTGCCTTCGATTGAGGACACTTTGATGTCAGAACGGCGCTCAGTAAGGTTGTGGCGCACTCGTAGGACAATATCTTGGGTCTTTTCGCCTATATCTTGGAACGAAACGATGTCACCAGCCTGTACAGTCATCGAATTGATGGTTCCCGTCAACATTTTGGCACCTTTCGCACGTTTTGCGGTAGCCAAGAACTTACGACCAATGTTTTTCGTCGCATTACGGTTGTTTGCGGTCGGTGCGAAGATACCACCCTGCACTTCACGGACTCCATCCTTCTGAGACTCAATATCATCGACCTGAATGATGTTATCATCGTTGTTCGCACGTCGTTTTCCTCGTACAGTGACTCGATTCGGGGCTGCATCCATGTTTTCTTCGGTAATACCGTCGGAAACCATGTCTTGATGAATGTAAACCGACCGATTACCACGTAGTTGGTGCACATAACTGACCATTCCGTGAGAATCACTCTTTGTCATGAAGCCATCGTGCCTTGCTAAGTACCTTAAAGCGGTCAAAGCATCCACATTGTTGATATTCTTTGCCACAAACACGTTGCTTGGCGCCGAAATGCGGAAACCTGAAAGTGTTTTCCTACCTTCGGTGACAATTCGTTCAGCCAAGTCACTCGTCCGAAGCCCGACGGCTACTGGCTGTGCGATTTGCAAACGCTTGCCATCGAATCCCATGTCAATCAGGCTGCGACCCTTGAGATTGTTGAGGCGAATGCGGGTGCCCTTGGTTGCTGTTTCTATAGAATGTGGTGCGAGGCGCTGTTTGCTGTCGTCGAAATTGACAAACAACGAGGGGACAGTCGACGAAGCGTCGAACTGGTCGTCTCCATGAAAGACACCGCCCCTGAATCTGTTCCCACCCGACGAGGTGTGCTCGATTCGGATGGTGTCGTCCTCTTCTGATAGCGTGTAGGTCTTGTCAGTCGACGACTCAAAGTCTGTACGCACAGGTGAGCCTGCTACACGCTTGGTAGCCGACGACACGTACGTAGCGTGACGCACAGCGTTGTCAACAAACGACGGCTTGCGAACACGCTTCATGACAGTTGACTGGGCTTCACTAAATCGCCCTGTCGTTCTGTTGTATGCGTCAGCCATCTAATTGTCCTCCAATAACAAATCAGGTTCAGTATCAGTATAAGAACCCGGACGTAACCTTTTTTGCTCAATAACCCAATTTTCATATTCATCCCCAGTCATACCGAATGTTTCACTTTCTGACGGTAAAGAGATGACTAAGTTTTCTAAATCAAGTGGTTCGTTATGAGAAAGAATTGCCTCGTCCAAAAATGCATCATTTGTAGGATTCCATACTCCTGTTCTTCGCTGAACTCTTCCGCTACCTTCTAACGGACCTCTGTGTCCAAGCACACGAACACGTGAAAGCGCAGGTCGCCCTTCTTCCGCCCCCATAATACCAAAAGTTGACGCAGTCGCATGAGGTTCGTTCGTACCTCGTTCAGCCCAAAACGTACCCATAGTATTCATGTCTATAGGGTTGTTACGCTTTTGACTGTGTGTGGATATGTCACGCGGTCGTGTACTCAAAAAAGGAACTCCCCGATAAGCAGTCACTGGAGCCATACCGGGGTAGTCTTCTATGTAGTTGTACAACTTCATTTGCCGACTGGCTTTGAGAATAAGCCAAGCCTCATCCATCGGCATCATGCTATCACTCTCCACTGTGGTCGCCTGTGTTAAAAGACGTATCGCCCGAACTGCCCTTCGGGTGTAGGGTTTGGCTGTGTCGTGGCTGCACTGAGAAGTCAGATTCACCGTCCTCGGCCAATCGACGAGGTGCATCGCTGCGGAAATGCTCAAGCGTGTTCTCACTCATGACGATACGAGCGACTGGCTGCGTTACATCCGTCTTGGTATATCCTGTCACATCGACGCCGAGAATCTTCGGACCGTCGCTCGTTGATGTAGTCACGCTGCTTGCAGGCTTAATGGCGTATACTGGCTTGTACGGAGGCGACGAAGGCGTACCTGTACGGGCTGATGGTGCATCGCTGACATAGAAACCATACTTGCAACCACCTGTGGCTGCATAAAAGTTCGGACTGGCCTGTGGTGTACTACCTGTCACGACAGGATTATGTCGGAACATTTGGATGTGTGACTTGTCAAGTGTCATGACCGGACGCAGTAAGAACTCGATTGTGCTGTCCGTGTTGTTCGTACGGTCAACCTTCGGCGAATGGTTCGCATCCTGATACGGGTTCGTCGAATCAGCCGCAGCAGTTGCGCCCCAGCCGAAGTCAGACAGCACACCTTCTCGCACCGACCAATCCATCACGTATGTGCCACCGAGCGCCCAAAATGCGTGAGCGTTCGATACACGCAGTACACCCTTTACAGGCTGTCCACTCCAAGAGAGTGATGTCATGTTGAGGTGTCCAAGTGTTTGGCTACCAATGTCGAGTGCCCCACGTAGCGTTGTACGTTGCCCAACCTCACGGTCAGTGTGCAGACTGTGTGCTTCTGTACTCATGATGACATACTCACGACTGATGCCATCATTCAGTTCGCCAAGAGTATCGACGTCAAGTCCCGCACGCACTCCATCGCCACCAACAGGCTCGGCCAACAGCGAGTTAGCAGTTACTGACTCAACCCCTTCACTGACCATGGCAGTCGGCTTAAGCAATCCATCTTCGTCAGCAAGACCAAGTCGGTTGCTGATACCACGTTCGACTTCATCGGTTTGCAGTACATCGTTTCGTGGACGAATCAATCCTTTTCCTACAGTCGGCTCAGCGGTAGGTTGTGATACAACCAATCCTGTTGGCTCAACTGTTTCAGATACGTCGGCCAACAGACTCTCGTTGAAGTGTGTAGGCCAACGGACACCACGTCCGTCACCACGGTCGCCGACTCGCATGGCGCTGGCAGGGTTAAACCAGTCCGCAGTGCCCATGTTTGAAGATGCGTTGTTGTCGTTGTTGGCGTTACCGCTGTAGCGGTCAGTGCCGTCACCACCAAACAGGCTGTTCGCAGCAGGTCGATGTGTAACATTGGTGTCAGCGTAGGCATCCTCAGGGTCCCACGCAGGTCGAATACCAAACCCACGCACTGGGAATCGACGTACGTCTTCACCACGTGTGTTGCCCCACCAGTCAATCAGATAGAACCGGTGAGCCTGAGCAAGTTCAGCGATGCCCAAACCTGCATGGTCGTTCGGGTACATGCGTCGTACTGTCGATGCGTTACGCACTGTGCGTACAGGACAACCAAACGGCTGTGTCATTCGACGACCGTCGCTGTACCGAACCTGTCGACCGATTTGGTCTTGGTTGAGCATGGCGCTAATCTGTGTCAATCGCTCCAGTATACCAGTGTAAGTAGCAGGGAAGTCCGCATCGGATTGTCCGTCGGGGTTTGAAGATGCATGATAGGTGTCAGCACCAACATAATCCCAACCACTTGTCTTGTTGTCTTGTTGAACAAACGGCCCATGGTAGTAACCGAGCAACGCATTTGTCTGTGTCCCCTCAATCCAACCCCGCACATACGGAGACCATCGTGGTCGGTTGTATGGCTGTCTTACCGAAAAGCGGTAACCAAAGCACGTGTTTCGTGCATAATCCGAATCAGATGTCATCTGTGCATAGGTGCGTTCTTCGATGCCGCTGTCGTCACGGAATCCGACACAATCGATACCGAACAACTTACCGCCCCATCCAATGACAGCCTCAAGGAATCCGTCGAGACGACTTGAACCAGCGCCTCCACGGGAGCCACTCGGCCAGTAACCTGCAAAGTTGTATTTGTCTGAGCCGTCTGTGCCACCCTGATGGTCGAGTGTACCAGTACCATCAACCAGTGCATCCATTTGGGCACCAGTGTATATTGAACCGTCATGGAAGTCAGTTGTGGCAGCGTCATTGTCCGCATCGTGTGGCGGAGCGACCCAACTCATACCAAGTGCAAATGGTCCTTTCGACGCAGCATAAAAGAAGTCGTGATAGTGGATTGTCTCAAAGTGCTCAGGGATGTTGTTGAGCGATGCTTTGTTGACAGGTGAGTCGGCTGCACCCGCGGCGCTATAGAACGAACGACTGCTGTCATCTGAGTAGTATGTATACGGGCGCCCAAGATTCGGATGCCACATGCACAAGAATGCGTCAGGTGTGTGCAATGAGTTTGTATCTCGTGTGCCTGCAAACGTCTGAGCAAGTGTACGAGTAGCAATACTTGATTCGGAGTTCTTGAACACTTCACCCGCTTTTCTGTTGTCGTATGGTCCGCTGAGTCGTAGGATTGTACCTGCGGTCAGATTGGTGAAGAACAGGTTGGCTGTCGATACGCCTTCAAACGTCGTTGCCGCAGCCAATGTAGCGTGTGCTAGTGTACCTGTGCGATTCGTGTACGTAGCCGTACGACGCTCTCCACCGGCGTCGATGTATTCCAATACTTCACCGTAGTACGGCTCCACTGGGAATAACTCATTGCTGTCGACTGTGATTGTCTGTGCACTTGCATCGGACGAAATGACAACGCAACTTGGATTGAGACTGCGTGCTCGATAGTGCTCGCCATATATGTCAGGGTAAATAGTTGAGAAACCTGCAAGCGTAATTTGTGCACCTACTGAACCAAACGCAGGTCGATTGAGTTGATAGTAATGGTCCGGTGTGTGCCACTCAAGGAACTTGAACTCGTCAGCCGCACTGTTACGTGCACCATCTTTGTGCAACTGCGCCCACCATGGTACTGTTGTAGTCATACCCGGCGTTGTTTGAATGAACATGTTCGGTCGGTATGGTAGGCTACGGCGTGTGAATGCAGGTGATGCAGTTTCATCAACACCAAGCGGGTTATACAATCCCAATGTAGGTATGTTGGTGAATTGACTTCCCGCATCAGGTTCCAAGTCAAGTATAACTTCATTGATGATAATCTCACAGCCTCGTACGTCGGCCATGGTCGCTTCGGCAAGGACAAGCGTTATGCCTCCAAGACCCGAAGTATCGTGTTCTATAGCAATGACAGTGTTGACTTGCTGACCAGTGAGTTCTATTACCTTGTCACCTGACTCGGATGGGGCTTTGGTTGCATCACTGTGATTGAGATGGTAACCAGTAATCTGTTGTGAGAACACGTTCGGTTGAATGATAATCTGATAAGCACCAACTTCCATTGGGTCAGGGAAGTGGTTGTCAAGCGTGTACGTACCCGCTGCTTCCAGTACAATCGAATGACCGCCTTGTGAGTTTGTCGTACCTGCTGTTCCATTTGACGCAGCGATACCGTAGCCATCGTACTTGACTTTCGTTTCGGTCATGAGCGTAAACGCACCACCGTGAATGTCAGACGGGGCAAACGCTGCCGTTGGTCCACTGAACCAAACAAGAGGGTCACGTCCGGGTGTGTTGGCTACCACTTCCGTATCGCCCAAATAAGCATCTTCAAATGGTTTGTTTGATGCACTTCGACAAGCAAGGTGTAAATCGTACATTCGCTGATAAGCAGGGTGAGCGTAATGACCGGGTAGTAGTGCCATTGTCGGCGTGACGTAGTGGTGACCCATACGAGGGATTGGCATCGGCGTCATCTTCGGCGCCGTCAATTGTGTGTAAGGAGTCGTAGTGATGCTTGACCAATCGATGTTCGGCATGTCAGGGCTTGAGCCACTGTACTCGCTGTGGTCACGTAACCGACGTGATGCAAAGAAACGAGTGCTACCCGCAGGCATGAAATACGAAGGTACGACCTTGAGTCCTATTTTGCCAGTAACGAACGATATAAAATCAGGAGATACAACGACTCCTATAAACCTGTCAGTATCTGTACCTGTGTACGAAGCAAGTACACCTTTGTTTGTTGTTGGGTCATAGACACGTAAGAACCAGCGGCCACCGCTTCGTTCACTTGCATTCAACCAAGTTGATGGTTCCGGTGTGGTCGAAACGTCGATTTCGTTATCCACATCGTCATAATTACTGAAAGTCAGTTCATCAACATCGTCACGATGCGTCATTGTTATGCCCATTCTTGTGACGTGAAACTGTAGTGAACGGTCGTGTGGCTCGTAGGCTGTTTCAAGTGGGTTGTTGTTTGTGTGGTCTGACCAACCTTCGACAGAAGAGTCAGGCGAACCAAGTCGTGTCTTACTCTTTGTTGTCGATATGTCTGTACCATCTTGGCTCAGATGCTCCCATCCATTGTTCTCCCACGTAGGCCAAGCACGTGGTCCGGGCTGAGCATTGTTGAACATGTTCGTAATTGCCTGTTGAGGCTGCGACGGATGCTGCATGCCACCGCTACCCATTGTTTCGTTCTGATAGCCTTGTATGCGGTCAAAACTTGGACGAATGATAATGTTGCCCGGAATATCGTCAGGGTCAGGTAGTCGTATTTTCAGGTTGGGTGATATGCCTGAACCTGCAAGTGCAGGTGACAAGCCTTCTATTTCTCTGTTGCTCAGATGCCTGAAATCGAGAATGACTGTTCCAAGCGGACTACCACCTGCGATTCTGTGCTCTTGCCCAGTGTCATCGACGACCTGTAGGCTTTGGAATTGTATCTCCTCGTTTGGTATGAGCAGTGCATCCTCGATTTTTGTAGCAAATTGGTTTTGCTCGGCTAGTTGTGGGTGTGACAACTCCTGTGCCTGAATGATTGGGAACATCGCACCGTTTGTTGTTTCAAACGAAAATCGATTGTTTCCAAGTATCTTCTCACCAACCTTCTTGTAGGCTCCGCCATCCTTTCTATAGACCCACGGTACCATACCAAGACCCCGTGCGTTAGACGCAGGCATAGTAAGATTACCACCGTCCATACGCTTCCATACAACGTGTTCTTCGTTGAAGTTGCGAGCAGGGTTTTGTGTTTTGTAAAATTTGTAAATGCCAGTTCCTGTTGCACTGTACTGTGTCGGTGATGTAATACCTTGGCAAGTTACACCGTACGTAGCAGTGTCTTCGTGGAACTGGCTCGCAGTGACCTTTGATTCGTCCCAAAACAAATCACCTGTAGGGCTTTGACATGGGTCGGCTCGTTCGATGTGGGCTGCCGATGTAACACGACTGTGCCAGTACGTTTCCGTGCCAACAGCAGGGTATGAGGCTGTTTGTGGGTAAGAACTTACATCGGCCAACATCATCGCTTCAACGTGCGGACCTGCTGTAGCGGGACCAACGTATCGGTCACGGTTGTGTACCTTCGCAGTGTCCCACTGGGTTGTACCTGCGTGTGTAATATTTCCACCCCGTTTGAGGTCAAGCCAGTCACCTGCACAAAGAATACCATCACGGTCAGCCTTTGCAATCAAAGGCATCTCGCTTTCGTGCGTGATAGCAATCAAATGACGTGAGGCTAAACCAATCTCACATGACTGCTCATATACGCTTGCAGGCATTGAGTCAGCGCCGATGGGTGAACTACCTGACAAACAAGATTCGGCTGCCCCATATGGATTAAATCCGAGGAACGGATGCCAAGCACCTTTTCCAGCAGGGAACTTGGTGCTGCCGATTTGAGTACCGTTGTACGAATTGAGATACGAGTACGCTTCGCCCGACCAACCAACTGCTCCGATTGGCTTGGTTCTGTCAACGGCATCGGCGTAACCGCTGTAGTGAACCTGTGTCATGTGGTCACGGGCTTCGGAAGTGTTGTTGTAGCGATGGGTACCTGCCTTTGTCCACACATAGATTTTGACAGCACCTGCTCCCAATCCGTTGATGGTTGATGCTGTAACAGCAGCCTTCGTTGTCGGGTCGACAATATTGGTTGTAGTTGTCAAGTTCTTCGCTAATGTAAACGTAGCACTACTGTAAGAAGCATAAGATGCAAAGCCTACGTTTGAACCTCCGTCTGTAATACGCAGCCAACCGTATTGAGGTAATGTTGTAGGAATAGATGCGTTGGCCTGTAATGTTGCAGCAGCGCCACTTTCGGCAGTATACCCACCAGTAGCCATCGTTAGTTCGACCCAACCGTATCGGTCTTGCTTGGCAGCGGTTTGGAACGAGGGCAGGAACGTACCACCAATCGCTTTGAGTGGGTCAGTTCCGGGGAATGTGTTGACGCCTGCTGAAACAATTGTAGCAAGTTCCTCGGCATTCTGTGCACGAGTAGCGTCGATAACAACGTAATCTGCGTTGCTTGTCATGTTTGTGTCGCCTCCAAAAGTGCTTAAGTAAGCAGTTCCTAACAAAGACGACACACGGAATACTGTAGGGTTTTGCTGAGCGTTTGAGCCAGTCGATATACGCAGAGTTGATACTGGGTGCTTTGGGTTTCGTTCGATGTGGTTGTCAAGGAAATGACCGCCGGGGTGATAGCCTCCGTCCATGTGCCAAACGCACGAGCGTGCAAGTGTTGTCGCGAGACCTGATGCGCCCATTGCAACACCTGCATAATTCGTAAACACATATGACATCGGGTGAGCGTGAGCAGGTGGATTTGTTGCAGTCATTTGTGTATCGTAAAACAATCCTTGCCCTGCCGTCTGAGCAAACAATGTACTGTTCGGTTGACCCTTAGATGGTTCCCAATTCATAACATAGTTGTAGCCCTGCACGTTGCCTTTCTGATACTCGGCAGTAGGTGGCAAGTGAGCACTGAATCCATTACGACTGGCTGCACCGTGTGCAATCTCGTTAGGCAAGTTCTTACCAGTAGGCACAGCGCTGTAGCCGTTTCCGCCCGTAACAATGCTCGACAGTTGCGGCTCGTGTGCTGCAAAGTTGTGAGGCACGCTTTGGCCGGGTCCAAAAATCATGTACGTTGTATGGTCAGTTGCATCACCCGCTGCGGTATAACGAGCGTGTGGGTGTGAGAATCGAAGGACAATTGGACTTGGTCGTTGACAGCGAACAGTCGTTCCACCACCTGTGTACGTTACCCCCGTACTAGAAGAGTTTGTGCTATTACCCGCATCCAAATCAAATGACAGCATAGCATCTTGATTGAAGAATGGCATGCTGTTGCGACCTTCATGTTGGTCGAGATACGGAGTTCCGGGGAACATAGCGAGCATTGCGTTTGCATCAAGCAAAGCGTATGAACCTGCTATCTCACCTACGTTTTGTAATCCAGCCGAACCTGTCGGTCCACCTGAGTATGGGTGCTCATAGAACTCACTGTAATCATTTTGTGTACCGTCATTGACATCAAGTGTTACGCCTGAGAATCCACCACCAAAGTACAATGGTACCCAATGGTCAGGACTGTCATGTGCGCCTCGGAAGTGCAAGAACGGCTCACCATGATGGCTACCTGCTCGACGAATGCCTCCTACTTCAGAAGAGTATTCTATAGAACCTTGTCTTACAAGGATGTCGCTGTTAGCAATTGTTCCACTCCACTGTGCTGAATCGGCTACAAACTCAAGTTCAGTCGTTGATGTCGAGCCGGGTTTGCTTGATACAATACCTGATTCTTCACTGCCGAGCCATACTGTGATTTTTTCAGCCCAACTGTCTGTATCGGTTGATGCAGGTGTAGTGATGAGATACAGGTATTGGCTTGTAGGTAACGTAATGCCTGTACTGCTCGTATTGTGAACGTTAATCATAGGGCTGTTGACACACGGTATAACACGGTCGCCTGCTGTTCTATAGAATGTATTACCTCGTAGGTTTTGTTTCCAATCAATCGTGTCAACGACATTGTTTGCACTATCGACAAGAACAGGCGTTGCCGTGTTTGCATTTGTACCTCGATACTTCGTAGTGATGTGAAGTACAGTTTTCGGAATGTACCCGACATCGAGTCGTGTTCCGTCGTCAAATTCATCTGTTGAAAGACCACCCAAATGGTCGGTACCAGTTGCTTGGACCGATGCTCCCGCTTGGAATCCCCAATCTTTTTCACGACTGACTTCAAACAATTTACGTAGTGGAATGATTCGCTTGGAGGCCGAATGTGATTTGACACGGATGGCTGTAGGAGATACACCCCATTCACCAAGTGTGCGACCGTCAGGTGCAAGCATGTGCGTGCAGTCGAATGTGGTCTTGTTGACATCCGCACTGTTCGGGTCATCCATGGTTAGAGCAAACTCAACAGCAGCAGCCATGACCTCGTCTGTCAATACCGACGTAAACGACATCCGTGGACAGATGATTCGTGTTTCACCTGAGCCGTATGCTGACGTGTTGCCTTCAACGTTGTACAAGTAGTGTACCCCTGATGCACCCGCTTTGCCATGGTACGAACGACTTTGGTAATACAGTGGCTCCCCGTTGTTGCCGGCAACACCTGAACTATTTACGTCATTGAGTTGAATCATACCCTTCTCAGGGAATCCGAGATAGCCCAAGATGTCAGGATGATTCAAGGTGCTACTTGTGTCATACGGGGCCGTGAATGTAATCTTGAGAGCATCAGCCCCACTCACTGTAACGACCTGTACTGTTGCTGATATACCAGTCGCAGGTGACGGATAATTATTCCATAGGTTGCCCTTGAATTTCTTTTTCGTACCTGCTGTAAACTCTCCACACACGTCACCTTCTCCGAACATGTGCTTACCAATGGTAAACCCACCTTGTCCGACATCACGGTCATCGAAGTGAATGACTACTTCGTCGTCGAGTGTTGACGGTAATACGGTTAAATCGTTTGCAAACGACTGACTGTGCTGTCGATATACCATACGAATGGTGTGGTTTTTGCCACGGTGGTCGATAAATCGAATACCGTACAATTGACCGTCGCCTATGCTGTCTGTTCTCAATTGTTCATCAGGTATGTAGCCCCCAGTTGATGTAGCATCGACTGTTCCATGCTGTGCAAATGCAGCGACGTTGTTACCATAGATGTGTTCAAAACGAGTATCTTGTTGGTCACGGCCAAAGCCCCAGTTACCTGCGTCGGGTGCCCAGCCGGGTATACCTGCCTGTGTCAATCCGCCGAAATTGATGCGAGCACGTGCATGTGTACCAATACGCAATCCGTCGATGAGTTGAGAAGCAGGGCTTTTTGCCTCAAACGATTCGTCAATGATTGTGTTGGAGTTGCGACCTGATGCGATTTCACTGGTCGAAGAAGCCATGTTGCTCGATGTACCTGTTGTCTCAGGCCCGAACTCAAGGTTGTTTCTGAATGGTTCATCCACCTCATCGGGCGGAAGATATTCTTTGAGCGTGGTGACTGGTGCAAATGGGCGACCAAAGCGATTGATTGGCATTGGCGCAGGGTGCATGTTTTCGCCTGTCATTTCGTCAGGCTGACACCAATAGTTACGGAATCGACCACCATGACCAATCAAGAACTGTGGTCGGTAGGACAACTGACCACGTGCGTTGTCAAGCCATACACAGAAATTACGACCTGACGCACCGGGTATCGTGCTGTGAATGATGATACTGAATCCCGATTTACCACCTGAATCCGATACAACTCGGCCGAGGTGAGCACGCATATAACCCATGTGTGTACCACGGTCATGCGAAGCAAACGCTCGTTCTTTGTCCCAAAACGGAGAGGGGTCATGCGTGCTTCCGGTAGCAGCAAAGCCTGCGTTAAGATGGGCAGCAGTGGGGTCGGTAATGCCGTTTGTCACGTCAGCCTGATTTGCTACGCGTGACAGGCCGAATCGCTCGCTCTCGCCAAAGTATTGGTCGGCTGGCTTTCGTGCATGTGTCCGTCCGTTTGGTGCACCTGCTTGATTTATCAGACGAACAATCTCACGAGCAGCAGCCTCAATGTTGCGAATACCATCCTTCATTCCAATCTCACCAAAATCAATGGTAAGACGTCGAACAAAGTCCATATCAGACCAGTGAGGCAAATGCTGTAAGCGAGATTCTTCATGCGTTGACAAATCAAGCGATGTTGTACGAATACCCTTGAGTGCTAAGAATACTGGAATGCATCGTGTCCCATCAGGTGTGTCAAAGAACGTCGAGTTTTCAGTGGTCGATACGTTGATTTGTTGATGTTCATCGTTAGCCAAGTCATCCTTTGTTGACGATACAGCAGGGTTTGTACGTACTTGTATTCCTACGAGGTCAGGGTCACTCGGTGTGTGCCCGTGGTAACCAGTAGCGTGCGTACTCAAGTCCACGTTCAAGTTCCACGTTGACTTGTGTGCCATCGCTGCTTCCATAAACTCAGACTGAGTGGTTGACGCAAGTGATTTGTTTTGTGAGGGGAAGCCGTTGGCAACGTCAAGTCCTGTACCTGCTCCAGTCGTTTGGTTGTTGATTGTACCTGTGGACTGAGGTTCATCACCTATCGTTGCAGCCTGTGGGCTTGACTGTACTTGCATCCACAGGTCTTGGAATGCAATGAACTCACGGTCGTGTGCTACATCGTATAGCAATACACGAGCATGCTCCTCAGTCGATTGGTAGGGGTCAATGTATGCTACAGTAGGTGCGTTCGCCGCATCCAGCCCTAACGCCTCATAGTTCAATTCAATCGTTTTGTTGACGTGCTGAACAAAGTTACGTGCGGTTTCAATACACGAATTGCCAATCAAGAAGTTCTCCATTGCTATGCTTTCACGTGGTGTTGTAGCGAAATCGCCTTCACCTTCTAAGAATCCACTCCATACCTCAGCCTCATTGAGTGTGCCCCGACTCTTGCAGAACAGTCCTTCGATTGCGTGAGGGTTTGTGTAGTGCATGTTCATCCAAACTGTGTCACCTGCTCGTAGTCCGCCGTTACAATATGGGTTTGCCCAAGCGGTATTGAGGAATGCGTCTTCCTTGACCTCAGGGTAAACACCGGAAGGTGCGTGCATATCCCATAAGATGATTTCATCACCAATCTGTGGAGTGAATCCTGAATCGATGTTGTTGAGTACCATCGCACCTGTTGTAGTGTTGATTGTATCGTAGTGAGCAAATTTGTACACTGTTCCGTTCCACCAAGCAATTCGGTATTTGTAATTCGATGCGTGGGCATTACTCTTTGGAAAGTCGCTTATGTCAGCCAATACCAACGTACTGAGAACGTAAGCCTGATTGCTAGTTGAGCGAGCACGCTTGTTTTTGATGCGCTTGAGATGCGGATTTGCACGTGGACCTGCACGGAACTCGACGGCACTGACATATTGCTTCATACCATAATCCACGTTGCCTCCTTGTGTCATCACGTTTGCACGGTCATAGTAGTAAGGTCGACGAGCCTCAAACCCTGCACTGTCAACCAGTGGGTTATCAGCAATCGACGGATAATTCATGTCTTGGAAGCCCGAAGCAGGCATGATTGATACACCGACTGAGAGTTGTTGCAAGAAGTTCTTGCTGAACGCCCAGTTATCATCAGATGATACGTTACCTGCCACTTCAAGGTAGCCGCTTGTGTTGCGAGTGTCGTATAATACCCATTCACCTGATGGCAAGAATGCACGACGATAGCGCAGTGCACCATCAATTGATGCAACGGTAACAGGTGCAGCCGTAGCAATCGGGAAGACCTTGTAGTCTTGAACATAAATGCGTCGGTTGGTTGAATCGTATGGCTGACTTACAACAGTTCCTCGACGGTGTTTGTTTTCTTTGATTGATGTTGAAAATGCACTGTTGACCGTTGGGTCTTCGGGCGCAATAGACGGTGCGCGTCGTCCAACAGGATTAGGTGCCCATGTCGGTGCAGCATATGTTGGGTCAAGGTGCAACTTCATGCTGTTGTCAGGTCCGGGGAAGATACCCTCGTCCTCGTTTTCAAAGAAGAAGTCATCGAAGAGAGGTATCTCGACCATTGCACGCGTGCTTGCGTATTGCGTGCCAAGTTGATAGTCGTGCTGTACTGTGTCAAGCGTTTGAAACAATCGGTCGTTGATGGTTGTACCGTCGTTGCACATTGAGCCTTCGTTAAACTGGTCGTCGACCACGATGACTGAGCCTGCTTTCATCCCAGTCGCCGTTAGCCAAGCACTGAGAGAATCGCTTTCAGACCCATCAGTAAGTAAAAACTTACCACTACCAGTATGACCCGTTCCCGAAGAGAACGTGAACTGCGTTCCGTCTTTACTGGTGTATTCGGCTGAGGCATACTTCGTCGCACTATCACCTGACTCCACAGGCACTGCAAAATATATTCGACCAACTTTTGGGAAGCAATACGTACCCCAAGATGCAAGGGCTGATGATTTGTTATTGAGAGGCACAACCGTAACCTTCGTGCTGGTAGTTGCCGACACCCTGACTGAACAATCCCTGCGTGTCGACCAACCAAGTCGAGCCGTTGGCGAAGGGTTGTAGGTTGGCTTCGTGTTGATAGCACCCTGCCCTGCGCCCCCAAGCGTTACTGTGACGACTGGCGAACCGGGCATCGTCTCCTTGACGATGAATGAATCAGGTGCTCCGTCACCCTTGACACTGATTGAATTAGCAGCCAAGTCAGCCCCAAGTCCGTGTGCTCGGAGGACTGAGGTACCTGCGTCACCGTCGGACATTGTAAGCGCACGACCACGTCCCATGAGATAATGGATTTCAAACTGGTTGGCTCGTACGTTTGTGCCTTGTTCGTTTGTAAACAATTTTGACAATTGTGTAAATCGATTGCGGTCAGACGGCTGTACAACGAATTCGGTGTATATACCGTCTGTAGTGTGCGAAACGATGTCAAATACTTCGTGCACACCACTGCTTTGAGCAGTTGTCCCGACTGCTTTACCCATCGGTTGGTAAAACAATTCTTCGTTGTCAACGACTGCTTGTGTGCTACCTGATGCTAATGTAATTGAGGTACTAGTTGAACTACCTACTGTACCAAGTTGAACACCATCAAGGCTGAAAAGACGTGTCCCTGCGCCGAAGAAATTGGTAGCGTTGGCACCATCGACAGTGATTGTCGTCGTCCCTGCTGCGTGACCACCGTTGTTATTGACGAAAACGCCTGTGCTTTTACGAACAGTACCTTGCTTACCTTGTACAAGATGGCCGTCTAAGTCGACATCGAACTTGTCGTTGCCATTGCTTGAGGGTATAATCACGATTCGGTTGAACACCGAATCACGGGCGCTGTTGCTTGCACGAGGAGAAAGTATGCGACGTGGATTAAGTTGGGGCGAATCGGAAGTGTGGACTGGAAGATAATTTTCAGGGCACATTGTAAAGTCGAGAACACGTTCTGTTTGGTGACCCTCTTCATCATCACCGTTCAATTCTCCTTCTTTGTAAAGCATCTGACTCGTAGTAACACAGCGAAGCACACCACCTGCTGCATGCACAACAGCGTTACCTGCTTTGATGTCCGTGTGAATCAAATCGATGATACGTGTTCCCGAAGTAACTTCCTCTCCAACATCAGGATAAGTACTCTCCACAAGAAGTGCCCCGTGACTGAGATACGAATTGACGATTGCGTTTGTAGTAGCCGCTGACTGGAATGCACCTGTCGTGGCTGACGAAAACGTGAGTGTGTTTGCCGAGTGACTGATTGTTGCAGTGATTGAACTTGCACCCGCTACTTCTCCTCCTATACTAATGAGGTCAGCAGTGATTGTATCAGTATTAGCACCAAACTGTTTGACAGAAGCAAACGTGAGTACAGTGCCACCACCGCTGATACCTGCGGTCAGTCGTGCAGTAGCAGCATGTTTGATACCACGACCGGTAATGTCGACAGCGTTGTATTTGACCTGAACAAGCGCTGGGCGACCATACTGCAACAAAGAAGGTATTTCCAACATGGCAGTTCGGCTTTCAGAAGATGGTGTCATGTGACGGATGTGCTCGTCGCTATCTGTAGTGAGCGAGGTAAGAGAAGTCGATGTGGCTGAACGAAGTAAGAAGTTTCTTACATCTTCGACACCTAACGCTAAAAGGTCACGATTGCTGTCTGTAATACCTGCCATGCCGTTTTCGACAACTTGCTTGACTTCCGTTGTAAATGATGTTGATGCGACTGTAAACGGTCCTGAAACATCATAGAACGAGACGATTGAGTTCGCAGGCGCTGCATCACGTACGTTTGCATACTGTGGAGCAAAGGTGGCAGTCATAACTGATGCTGAGCCGTCGATGTTTTGCTCGACTTCTGAATCAATCGGGCGCGGTAGCATACCAATGTAAGGATGGCTCTTGACATGATTGAGTATGTGTCGACCCGTGTGACCTGCCGTGAATGCAGCACCCATGTTCGTAGTCGCTGAATATTTCATGTACGGGTCATCGGCGATTGCCATTCGTGTTGAAAATACGATACCATGGTTTTCAAAGTCACTTTCGTCAACGGCGACTTGTCCTTGCCTGTTTGAAAATTGTGTACCTGTACCTACGCCTTGGTTTGCAGTGCCGCTGTCAACAAGACAATCACCTATGACAATGACTGCATCGCTTGCACTGTGCGCCATGAGTAAACCACGTCGTCCGTTTGTTGTGTTTGAGACAAAGTCGAGGTGTATGCTTTCGACTGTTATCGTACCAGCACTTGCGTCAACATTCGTCAGACGTACACGTTCAGGTGCCTCACGGTTGGGTACACCAGTTGTCCGATTATAGCCGAGAGGGTTAATGAGTAAGTTAAAAGATACTTGGGGAATTGTAATTGTGCTTTCTGAGTTGGCTGCGTTCTTTGTCACGGTGTAATTGCCTGCGGAATAAGTAGCGGAAGTCAAGTCAATTGATGTGATGCCACTTTTACCTGTTAGTACATCAATGAGTGACTGGGCTTCCGTTGCTCCAATTGTAATGGTCGAGTTGGCTGACGTTGATGCTGAAAGTGAAGGGAGTGCGAGAATAGTCGATATTGGCTCAATAGGTTCTTCAAATCGCCAAAGGCCAAGAGTCGAATCGGTTAATACTGGAGCATACGAATCAACGCTACTGTCATGAGCACCCCGTGCCCAATGTATGGCTTCTATCGTCCCACGGAATTCACCGCCCTGTCCACCAACAAACACCTGTGTTGGGTACATGACCAGTTCATGGTCAGATGTCAGTGTTTTCGCAGCAACAATGTCGCCGTTGATTCGCAAAGACAGGTGACGTTTGTTGAACATAACCGACACCTGTAGCAACTCTCGATGTCCATCATGTACAGCAGCGTTGTGAGGTTTGAGTCCGTCGAGTGCGTCATAAGCGTCGTGTACTACTAAAGCAGTTCGTGGGTAGGTGACACCATCGTAGTGCGATACCGTCCCGTCAGGCTTGGTTATGGCGGTTGCGCTGCTGAGTGTGAACGTGTTTTCGTTCCCTGTGTCTTTGCTTCGTAACTTTAC